GATTATCCCCTGAAGGGTTGGATGGAAGATGTTCATATCCGCATGGGTGGTGTCACTCTTGCGTTGGCTGATTACGCCTTGCTTGGTTCCACTGCTGCAAATCCATACGAAGAAGAGTTTGCTGGTGACTACACGGTTTACCTGTTGTCGATGAACGGTCCCGAAGGATCTTCTCTGTTCCCCGTAGGAAATCTGTGCCGTGTAAGCGGAACGGTTTCGTATCATAACAACGGAGTGGGAATCCTTGGTGCTTCTCTGGTCACGCGAGAAGACACGGATATCACTGGTCTGACCCTGTTTGACGGAGTGTGCGGCGGCTTCTCTGTTTCGGGTGGTTCGGCTGCAAATGTGTTTGGCATAGACAGTGGTGCGTGTATGGTTGTAACAGGAGTGGAGCAACTGCACGGTCTATCCATGTCGCAGTACATCCGCCGAAACGCCGCAGACTACACGAACTACTACCTCATGGGCGTTACGGTAATGTACGGACAGAGTGGGGACAGCGGCGACTTCCCCCGCTTGTTCAGCAGCGGATGGACTGCATACGGCACTTCGTTCTCGTTCTTGCCTGTGCAGACAAATGTCAACTATCTCCGCAACATCTATGACAATATTGTGGTTGCGGGATACACAGGAAATACGAGTATCGAAGACTACTACGGAACTCTGTATACATTCGGTCCTACCCATGCAAAGAAACTGTATGAAGATGTGATTACATATAGAGCCGATGCCGAGACACTGAGAACAGCCTCTATTTCTCAAGTGAACGGTGCAACTACAGATATTTCATTGAGGTCGCTATTGGGAATATCCACTGCTGCTGCTGACAGAATCGCTCCCACAGCGAAGAAAAGCGGAATCGGAGGTATCTTTATTGCCCCCAAAGCAAAGATTACGAAAAAGACTTCTGTGCCAGAGAATACCAATCTTCCCAAGATAGGTATTTTGGAAATTCTGGAACCCCCTGCTCCCATAGGACCATAATGCTTGAGGATTCTATATGATGTCTCTGAAACACTATGGAGAAGGACAGATATACATCAACGGCAACGAATACTGCTTTGATGATTTCTATAAACTAGAACCGCACTATTCTGTTCCTTTTGGATTTTCGTTGCGAGTATATGAAAAGGGGCGCACGCACTTTGTGAGTGATGGCTCAAACACCATACATCTTTCTGTGAACGATCCGTATTGTGATGCCATATGCAATCGTGAGGGTGAACTGGCTCGCTTGGTGGCTTTGCTGCAATCCGAGCAGAACTAAAACTCAGGTCTTCTAAATACTCTAAAGGAGACACGATGGCGAAGCCTACCACACGACAAGAGTTCAAGGAATACTGCCTACGCGCCCTCGGTGCGCCTGTCATTGAGATCAATGTGGACGATTCCCAAGTGGAAGACCGCATTGATCAGGCTATCCAATACTTCAACGACTGGAACTCGCTTGGTATGCAGCGTCAGTACTGGAAGTATCAGATCACGCAGCAGGACATCACCAACCAGTACATCGACACGAACTCCCTTGATCCGAACGGTCCGCAGATCGCCAACATCACGCGGGTGTTTCAGATCGGCTTCAACCTACAGATCAACAACATCTTCAATATTCGCTATCAGATGGCACTGACGGACTTCTACGGACTCCGCACAGGCAACATGAACATGAACTACTATGTGTCTACGATGCAGTATATTGAAATGTTGCAGCAACTGCTTGACCCCGAAAAGCAGATTCGCTTCAACAAGTACAAGAACAAGTTGCAGATGGACATGAACTGGAGCGATTTTGCTCCTGGTCAGTACATTCTTGTTGAAGGATATGCCGTGGTTGACCCCGAGGAGTACAGCGAGGCGTGGAACGATCCCATGCTGAAGAAGTACGCCACCGCTCTCATCAAGCAGCAGTGGGGAGCAAACCTGTCCAAGTTTGAAGGCATTCCCATGCCAGGCAACATTACATTCAACGGACAGAGGCTGTACGAAGAAGCCACCACAGCAATACAGAATATCGAAGAAGAGGTTCTTCTGAAGTATCAAGAGCCGCCTGACTTCATCACAGGATAACCATGACAGTCAACCCGTACTTTCGCAGAAACAAGCAGGGGGAACAGAGTCTCCTGCAATCCCTCACGACCGAGGCTATCAAGATCCACGGTCACGAGATGGTGTACATTCCGCGCGAGAAGGTGACTGAAGACTTTATTCTTGGCGAAGAGGTTTCGGAGTTCAAGGACGCAAACCGCATAGAGATGTATCTTGAGGGTGGCGACTACGAAGGCGAGCAGGAGATGTCTCGGTTTGGATTGGATGTTCGTGAGAGTGCCACCTTCATCGTGTCCAAGCAGCGTTTTCTTGATGTCATGGGACACAACAGCGATATTCGCAAGAACGGTCGCCCCCGTGAAGGCGACATCATCTACTTTGACTACCCGTTCTCCATGTTTGAAATCAAGTTCGTGGAACACGACAATCCGTTCTATCCAGCAGGCGGTAGGTATTCGTTTCGCCTGACTTGTGAAGCCTTCAAGTATTCAAACGAGAAGATCGACACGGGCGAGAGCGAGATGGATGGAGTCATGGAGATCACATCTTCCTATCTTGTTGGTATTACGCTGTCGGCGGGTAGCAATGGAACTTATGCGAAGGGCGAAGAGGTGTATACTGGAATGTCTTCTAACAAGAAGGCGTTTGGAGCAGTCAATCGCTTTACTGTGCCTCTTTCGGGAGACAAGTTCGCATACATCAATCGGCAAGAAGGCAAGTTCCAAGTGGGCGACATTCTCACAGGTGCGGTCAGCGGAGCCACTTACGAAATCATGGGAGTGTACGAAACCTCTATTCGTGTCACCCATAAGGATCAGGAAGACAACGATCAGTTGGAGTTTGAGAAGAATCGTGACGATATCTTTGACTTCACGGAACAAGATCCGTTCTCCGAGGGGACTTACTGAAACACTCGGTTTTATACATATTCTTGAGGGAGTGTGTTCATGAAACCGCAAAAATATGGATTTGTCTACATTTGGAAAGACCGCAAAAGAAAAATGTATTACATTGGTTCTCATTGGGGTACAGAATGTGATGGATATGTCTGTTCTTCCAATAGAATGAGAGATGCATATAGAAGAAGACCAATAGACTTCACTCGAAGAATACTAGAGAAGACGGAAAACCGAGAACAGTTACTGATTATAGAAAATCGTTGGTTGGAGATGGCAGCAAGCAAGAGTAAAAACAAATTCTACAACCTCAATTTCTCCACAACAAACAATCTGTGGTGGCACAACAAGGAAAGTAGACTTTCAGTAGGGCAGAAGATAAGCAAGAAAAACAAAGCAAATCCTGATTTCGGTATGTGGAGCAAAGGAAAGACTCTATCAGAAGAACACAAGAAGAAGATAAGCGAATCCACTTCTATTGCGATGAAAGAATACTACAAAGAGAATCCACGAACAGAAGAATACAGGAAAAGGATTTCCGAGAATACCAAGAGATTGCAGAGAGAGAAAAAAATCGGTATGCATGGTAAGTGTCACACAGATGAAACAAAACAGAAAATGAGAGAGAATAACGCCATGAATAATCCGATTCACATTCAAAAGATACGAGATGTCAAGCGGGGCATCAAATATCTGAAAAAAGACGGAACTAGAAAGATGGCACTACCAAACAGCGAAAAGTGGAATGCGCTTATCTCTGAAGGCTATGAGGTTGGTTACTGATGTTCACGAACTTCTACAACGGCTCCATACGGCGCATGGTTGTGGCTTTCGGGTCACTCTTTGACCAAATCTACATTGACAAGGTAGAGAGCGGTGGAACAAAGACGCTGCTCGTACCTATCGCATACGCTCCAAAAGAAAAGTACAAGGTGCGTCTGTATGGAGATCCCGACAACCAAAACCCCAATCAGATAACCCTGCCTCGCATGGCGTTTGAGATTACGGGATATGTGTATGATTCCACCCGAAAGCGTAACAGCCTGACTCGAAAGGTTGTTCGTCCCACCACAGACAATCCGAGTGGGGTGGATTTCTCCTACGCCGAGGTTCCGTACAACATTGATTT